ACCTTTTTCCCGGTAGCTTCGGTGAACCGCTTTGCTACGTATTCCTCCAAGTCCGTGCCGAGGCGTACCGCCTCTTTCTGGGAAATATCCTCCGGGATGACCTTCCCGGTTTTCTCCGCCCACAGGGCATACGGTGACTTGTAGGGGTTCAGCCCCAGAATGGCGGCGGCATCCGAACCACCAATGGTGGTAGAGCGAAGCGCTGTCCATTCCTCTTTGCTCATGGTCGCGGTTGGAATTTTCCGTATCATTCTTCATCCTCCTGCAACGGCTCAAACCGTTTTATAGCGATATCGCCTTTGTACGGATATGCCCGGTATTTTGCCCCGGGGGGAACAATTCCGCCTAAGCTACCTGCGCTGATATAAAAGCCTGTACTAACTTTGTTGATTTTTAATGTTCTACCAATTTTTTGTGGAATAAAAACGACGTAGTTCTTGCTTACTTTTATCCCAACAGTGTTTTCGCCGTTCCAAAACTTTGTAGCAAGGGCGTTAATGTAGGCAGTGCGCCTCTTACCATTCGAGAAACTGACAGCCGGAACATTGACCCGATTGTACGGCCTAATGTAGATATCCTCGAATCTTTCCGATTCGCTGATGATGATTCCGTCCTCCATTATTCCTCCACCTCCGCTTCCTCGTTGAACTCCGTCATGGAATCGATGCAATCCAGGCAGTAGAACTCATCATGCGCCGGGATATATACCAGTTTGCTGCCTGTGATGGGATATCCGCACCTGGCACACTTCGGGAGTGCCGCTTCCCGAAAGTCGGCATCCGCCGCCAACTGTTCAGCCTGTCGCCACGGCTCTATGCTATCAAAAACGTCCATTGACTTTCCTTTCTTTATTTGATATACTGTGTAAATGGAAGAGATTTTTATATCGCTTGCCGTCCCCGGTGCTGTAACATCGGGGGCGGCTTTTTATCGCCCTCTGATGCAACGTCCGATACCGGCACCCATCAGGATAGCGCACACCCACATTGCGGGAACTGCCGCCTCGTCTGCCAGCAAATCAGCCTGTTGCCACCAGAAAAGCACCAGATTCAGCCCCGCATAGGGGCAAACACGGAAAACGCATTCCCTGATACTGAACGGCTTCCGGTTCTCCGGCACCGGCTCCCACCGAGCATCCATGGGTTTATTCCTGCTTGCCATATCATCACCCCCTGACCGCATGATTTCGGTGGACTACGGCAAAAAGCTCCGCGTTCTCATCGTCGAACGCCTTGCTTTCCTCCGTTTCCATGCCCAAGGATTCCCGCAACTTGACGTTTTCCTCCCGCAAGCGGCGGAATATCTCCGCCATGGTGCGAAGCTGGGCAACCTCGTTCGGCATCATTTTGCCGCCTCATCCGGATACAAAGTGCTCAGCACATCCGGCGCGTCCCAGTGGTTGCCATCCCACCCAGCACGGCGGGCGTAGGCGTAAACCTCCCGCCGAACAGGTTCCGGCATCACGGCAACCACCTTTACGCAGTAGTCACCATCGGTGCTATAGAGGAACGTATCCTCAATTTTTGGGTACGCCATCCGGCCTTCCAGAAATGCCTTTGCGCGCTTCTTTGCAAGCCGCTTTTTCATCACTTTCAATCTCCCTTCATCTTGGCATCATTTGGATTTCTCCTTGTAGGGGCGAACCTCACTCGGGGGAAGCAGTTGAACTAAGCCCGCTTCATTAACAAGCCTTAAATTTCCGTTCTTGAGGGCCTTTAGCAACGTTACGATTTCACCGGTATTGAAGAGATGACCATACTTACCGTCCTCTTTCGCGACAACGAACTTGTCCCACATCTTCGGCTTGCTCTCCTTTGGCTTGTCCTCCTTGCGCTTCTTCTCAAACAGCCGCTCAACGGCGACCCTTGCGCCCTCCGCTCTGCTGTAGGTATCCTTCGGATTGCACCGGGCTTCTGCGGTCTTTACGTCCCGCCCGCCCCGTTTCAAGACGGCCGTGGTAATCATCCCGTCAAAGCGGAGTTCCACGGTGCAGGGTTCCCGCTCAGGCTCCGCAAGGCCGGAAATCCAGCTTTCTTTGAAAACCCATGATGAGCCGGCGCAAGCGCCACGCTCAATGATTGCCCCTTCGAGAGAGTATAAATTCCCGAAGAGCGGATGCCACTTCACCATGCTTACAATAAATGTTTTCCCGAGGTATTTCCCCATGTTGTCAGTGTATGCAAAATCTTTTGGCCGCTCACTCACAATCCGCACCTTATCCCCAACTTTGTATTTCGCCATAAATAACTCCTTTCAATTTCGGCATTCTGCCGTAGATTTCAAATCACTGCCATTCCCTTGCAAACGCCCGTATCTCCTTCTCCGAATACCCCAGGGTTTTCAGGATCACCGCCGGGTTGGGGTGGAGGGTGGTCACCAGCTTTCGCAGGACGCTTACCCGCATTTCGGTTTTCCCCTTCCGATAGTTCCGAAGGGTCTGATGGTCTACCCCGGTTTTTTCTTCCAGCGCTACAGCGTTATCGCTCTGAATCCCCGCCAGGGGGCAGCAGCGGTCGATTTCCTTCCAGAGATCTTCCACTGCGTAGCGCTCGGCATACTGCCGGATTCTAGGCATTGTCTTTCCCCTCGCTCTCTTTATCTGCGGGCTTTACCTTGGGGGCAAGGATATTCGCCATATCCACCAGCCCCTCAACGTAGTCCTGGCCTTTTACAGCCGCGATATTTTCGAGAACGGTCACGATTTTCTCAGGCATTTTCATTTCCTCCTTTACTAAATTTTTCATTCAAGCTGAATGCCAGCTCCCCGATATTTTCTTCACCGTCAAGCCCCGTCGAGCAATTTCCGGGTGGTCGTGCCTTTTACATGGGGATGGATACCCAATACCCAGAGCCATAAAAGCGGGGGCGCTCATATTGTCACGGTGTTTGCCCTGCCATCATCAGCGCCGGGTGGGCGGTTCCGGCGGACGGCCTTTTCAGGCCGTTTCGGCTATTGATAAATGATTTTTGCCGTGCTACAATCCCCTTGAAGGGGGGTGATTTTATGGATACCTTGACTTTTCTGCTTGTGCTAATCCCCAGCATCCTATCTTGCGGCATTTCCATCTTTCATGCGTACTTGGCATATAGGAAATCAAAAGAGCCGCCGAAAGACGAGGTGTGGGAAACCGCTACGAAAATCATTTGCTCCCGTGACGGCGCTATTCAGGCGGACGACTTTGCAGAACTTTATTCCGAACTCAAGTTCTTCAAAGAGCATCCAGATCTGAATTACGACTTCACAAACATTGAAACCGTTATGCGAAAAGCACGAGAAGGGCAACGATCTGAATCGCGGACAGAATCGCCGAAATGACCGGAAAAATAATCATCCACATGTCAGGATTCTTCATTTACTCACCTCCTTTTCAGTTCCGGGCGGGTTGCCCCGCCCGGGGATTTTGCATTTACGCGATTTCAAACCAATCACCGAATTTAGCGGTAAAGTGGTTCACGCTATGCGGATGCTCCTGTGCAGCCCATTTTGTGGAACGCTTTTCCATGAATGCCTTGTAAGCCTGAACCTTAACACCACCCTCGACTTTTTCAACCTTTCCGGTTTTCTCCATGATTCGGATAAGATACATCGTTTCAGGATCGTGGATTGCATCTGCCTCGATGATCGCTTCGGCGATGGTCTTCGCATTCATAGGACGGTACTCGCTGTACATGGGTTTGTAGGATGCACGGTAATCGATATAAAGAACGTATTTCATTTCTGTTTCCTCCCGTTATCTGGTTTGCTAGGCTTGTTTCTCTCGCCTTGTGAGGTTAGTATACCACGCTTAGCTAGGCTTGTCAAGCATTATTTTTACATTTTCCTTGACAAAGTGAGGTTTTCATGGTATTCTTTTACCAGAGGGAGGTGATACCAATGACAACGATAGGTGAACAAATTCGTGATGCAAGAAAAGCTCTTTCGCTTACACAGAAGGAATTCTCCGCTGCTCTTGGAATGTCGGAAAACTATATATGGCAAATCGAAAAAGGGCAGCGGGAACCCAGCGACCGCACGATTTCCGATATCTGCCGCATCTTTGCCATCCGGGAGGAATGGCTGAGAACAGGCAGTGGAGAAATGCAGCCGCCGATGACCAAAGAGGAAGAAATAGCCCAGCTTGTGAACGGAGCCATTAACGGTTCCAGCGAGTTCAAGCGGGCAGTTATCAGGATGATTTGTTCCCGGACGGACAGCGAGCTGGAAGCCCTGGAGGCCGCGCTCCGAAGCGTATACGAAAATCTATAAAAAGAGCCGGGGCGCTTACCTGAAACGCCCCGGCTCTATGTACATTCGCTATTTTAAGAATCCACGCACAAACCCCCGCACCTGATAAAGATAGCCCAACGGCAGCTTTCGCAGTTGCTCCACAATCCACGCAATAATTTCCTCTCTGGTCTCCATATTTTGTCCCTCCATTGTGTATTTATAAACGTTTGTTTGATTACATATCGTATAATAGCACGTCATGTGTCCAATAAACCGGACTAATTAAAAAGTTGCACAAAAAATCTTTTCATTCGTTGAAAATATGTATCGAACGTGGTATTATTTTACTGTAGAATTTTAAGGAAAGAGGAATACTATGAAGAAATTGCTTTTTCTCCTGATTTGCCTTTGTGTAGTGCTGTCCGGATGTGGAAATCCTGATTTGTGGACTGATTCTTACAAGGATAAAATTCCCAAAACAACCTATGCAACAGACGATAACGGGAACACTACAATGACGGAAAAATCTGGCGACACAACGATTGCTGATAATCTCCCGTGCGCCATAAAGTACAACGGGAAAAACGTATACCTCAAAAGCGTGGATTTTTACGAACACTATGACGATGGTGGAACATATTCGTATTTTCTGTATTGCGTTGTAACCTTTGACGTATCAGAATTGGATAACGCTGACGTTCATTGGCTGCAAAAAGAGGATGCAGATGTATATGCGCTATACAATGAACCTGAAAAAGAAAATGATACAAACTTTAAGCACATTGGAAAGCTTGGCTCGTTGTTCGTAGAAGAATCTGGGGAACTTCTGTATGCATTTGCCCCGTCTAATTTCTCTGCCTATCGGAATAGTTTCGGAGGGAAAGGCTACGCTGTATCTATGGATCTCAAGCAGGAGGAAACCTACGAGACACCCAAAAATTCCGAATTAAGGAAGGTAAATAGAATTACATATTTTGGAGATATACCGGAATCAATGCCGGATTCCGAAGAGATCCCGCAACCGATATATGGTTACATGGCCAAGTGGGTGAAGGAACAAACTGACTTCTTCGGATCAATGGCAAAATAGTCAACAAGTGTGTTGTCAGCATTCATCACTCCCGGAGTATTCCGGAGTGGCCGCTATGCGCATGGCGGCGGGGAACGCTTTAGATATGCCCCGCCACCCGTGCCACAAGGTGACGGGGCTTGCCGCCGGTAACGACGTGTGTCCCTTGCCGGTTGCAATATCACCATAGCATTTTCAGCTATAGAAAGTAAACCACACATCTGATTCCGTCGGAATCAAATGTGAACAATCCAGTATCAAATTTAATAGGAGGGCGAATTATGGATTCAAATACAGGCCAAACATTCATCGAGGAAATGCAGCCGAATTTCGATGCCCTCCCGGGAAGGCTGAAAGACGAGAAATTCCGGAACCATCTGACGAATCAGCAGCTTTCCGACGTGTCCGGCGTTCCCATCGCCACAACAAGCCGGATTCTTTCCGGTGCCGTATCGAACCCTGGCTTTTTCCATATCGCCGCGCTGTGCGCCGCTATGGACGTGTCAATGGATTCCGTTGCAGGTGTTCACCAAAGCGGAGGTCGGGCGGAAATAGACCAGCTCCGGCAGGAGATAGCATACAAGGACGAGATAATTGCCGAGAAGGACGCGGCGATAGACCGCCTACTGGACAGGAGCCGCATTATGGAGGCTGGTGTCGCGGCCAGAGATGACCGCATCGGCAAACAAAATGAAGAAATAAAGAATGTCCGCAGCTCATACAAAATCCTTGTGTACGGGCTGTGCGGCGTTTGCATTACGCTGACATTTGTGTTGGCAATCTATGTGGCTCTGGATAGCCAAGCGCCAGACCAGGGGCTGATACAGTCTGATAATGTTTCTCCGGTCGTATGGGCAGGTGCGGCGGCTGTTATTGTACTGCTGTTCGGCCTTCTGCACTTCACTGTAAGCAAATTATCAAAAAAGAGGGATACGCTATGGGAAGAAAGAAAAAAGAGCCGGGGGTAAAACTCCCGGCTATAATACAACTCCCGTCAGGGTCATGGCGAACAAGAATCTATATCGACGGCCGCACGGTATCCATTACGAAGCCCACGTACGACGAATGCGCGGCGGAATACCTCGCCATGAAGCACGGGGTTATTGAAGCGAAAACCGCCCCCATAAAGCACGGGGTTCCCCTGGGGGACGCTCTCGACAAATACATTTCGACCCGGAAGGGGTTCAAGTCGCCGTCAACGATTTATGCGTATGAATCCTACCGCAAGCAGCGTTTCCAAAGCATGATGGCGGCTGACGTGTACACCACCACGGACGAACAGTGGCAAGCCGCCATCCGCAGGGAAGCAAAATCGCTGTCCCCGAAATATATCAAAAACGTGTGGATGCTGATTTCCGCAGCGATATTCGAGGAAACCGGACGCAGGCCGCGGGTGACCCTGCCGGAAAAGGAACACAACGAAAAGCCGTACCTTGACCCGGATCAGATACCGGTGTTCCTGGAAGCCATAAAAGGGGAATCGATAGAAATTGCTGCACTGCTGGAATTATCCAGCTTGCGCAGGTCTGAGATGCTGGCGCTGACGTGGGACAAGGTCGATTTCAAGAACGAAATAATATATGTCCACGGGGCAAGAGTGGCCGGGGACGGCGGCAAGCTGGTTCACAAGAAGCAGAATAAAAACGATTCTTCCCGGCGCACGGTGCCGATTATTGAGCCGCTGATGGAAGCACTAAAGGCAGTTGATAACAAGGAAGGCTATATCGTCAACCTGACCGGCGGGTGGATATGCACAAGGATAAACGAGATTTGTTCCGCCAACGGCCTGCCGAAAGTCGGGAACCACGGATTGCGGCACAGCTTCGCGTCTCTGGCTTATCACCTCCAGATGCCGAAAAAGATAGCAATGAAAATTGGCGGGTGGGCAGATGACGAAACGATGCACAAAATATATACACATCTGGCGCAGAAAGACATTGCAAAACAGGCGCAGGATTTCCGAAACTTCTTTGTGTCAAACGCAGATAAAAAAGCACAAATTTGACACGCCATTTGACACGGATTTTGAAAAATCGTTGTATACCAACGCTTTTTTGATTTTTAATCATGGGTTCGATTCCCGTACGGGTCACCATGCAGAAAAAGCCCTAGAAATCAATTCTAGGGCTTTTTTATTGCTTTATCAGCTATATTCCCACGTTCTCCGAACTATTCTGTGGGAAAATATTACCGCAGATTTTAATATTTTTCTGCGTGCGGTACGTTTTTAGGGCACAAATTTGACACGCCATTTGACACGAAATTTGCCACGCTTACCGCTTATACATCCCCTGCACCACTCCGACGTTCTCCGCCCGTTCAATATCCCGCTTGTGCAGATACTCATAGACGGCCATCATGGCCGCAGGCGGCTCACCCTTTTGCTTGCGGTATTCCTCGATGTGGGAAACAACGGCCTTGTGCAGGGCGTTCATGTGGTTCATTTCCTCCCCGCTCAGCCTGTAAAACAGGTCTGCCAGTTCCGGGTCGTCGTGCTTGTATTCCACGGCCAGCTCTGCGTAGGTGTGCGCGTCTTCCAGCTCGTCCTCAATATGCTCCATCAGCAGTTTGATTTCTTTCATCTGATACCCTCCTGAATATACGCATACAGCGTATCAATATCTTGCTTTCCCAGCTTGAGCGTAAGCCCGATTCCGGGGATTTTTACGGGCAGCGCCTCTGTCCCCATGTATGGCTTTGCGGCGTTGTACAGGGCGTCAACGTCCACCGTGCCATGCTCCATATCGTAAACGCCCAGCGCCTTAAACATGGGGTGCTCCGCATACTGGGCGATAATATTCGGAATGTTGGCCGTCAAGAGGCCACCTGCCCCGGCAACCAGAACTCTGTCCCAGCCGGAAAGACTTGGGGCAATGCTTCTGTCAATGAATCTTGCAAGCCCTGCCTGCACGTTTTCCATAGGAATCATAAATTACCTCCTTGAAA